ACAAAGATCCTTGCCAGAAGCAATCTTATTCCTAACTAAGATAAAAGCTGATAGATTTTATCATTCTAGAATAAACGATTTATTCCGTGTTTATAATTCAGCTATGGATGCAATTAGGGAACATCCAGATTTTTTAGCCATATATTCGGAACTTAATGGTGGTGATTCAAAACCAAAACCAGAATTTATCATTCCAGATGTTGATTTTGGCAAAGTACCCGTTGATGTAATAAACCGATTATTTGGCTCGGAGTTAATATTCCACGATTATCTTGCAAACAGAAACATATTCAAGGGTTATACACATGACAGTATTGAAGACTCTTTGTTTGAAAATAGAGTTGTAGATCATTTATCTCCACTAATTGACGATATACTATCCACCAGTAACGACAAAATCTTAGAGTCTTCAGTCAGCCACGCTCAATGTATAGAGGCAGCAGATGCTCTTGTCGATGAATATAAGAAGATACCTGCTACAACTAAGACAATGGCATTTTCAAAGATTATTCCTATTCCAATGTTAAGGTTGACTCCATCACTAACACCTAAGATCGCAGCAGTAGAAGCTCTGAAATCATTGAAATTTTGTCCTGAAGATAACAATTATTTTATTACTAAAATAATGATCTGTGCTTCATCTGTATTTGATTCAGAATCAACTGATGTCTTTATTGGGGGATTCAAAACAGAAGGCTCCGACCTGAAAACTGTCAAGACACTTTTTGCGAATAAGCAAGCAGTCCAGTATAGATCAAAAAACTGTAAAGTTCTAGAAAAACGAACTCTTAGATTCAATTTCGATGGAATAGAAGCTGGATTTGGGTCCATTGTTGCCAGAGCTGTTGGAATCGGTTATTTGGATTACTTCGGTAAAGATGGAATTAAACAAAAAGATCTATCATCACACTTAGAATGGGATACTAATCTTTCCAAGCTACATGAACTTAGAAATTGGATGATATCTGAAGGGTCAGCAGTATCAGACGCCTGGCTTTCTGATTTGACAGTAAAAACATCAAGACCCTTATCAGATGACATACGATCAGAAAGTTTATTACATTTATACTCCTTATTTGCATCAGTCAAACGCACAAATGTATTTGCTCTGGCTAACTTTTACGATCAGGTCTATAAGGAGATAGCCTTTCTTGCTGAGAAAAATACTAAAAAATCAGATATTTCATTTTCAACAATCGGCTCAGAAGATGCACTTTTGCTTGTTTATGGTGGGCAGCAACTATCTAGACTGAATAGTAAAAGATATATTTCAATCATCAAAGTGCTAACTATAGATGACGATTTTCCTTTTAACTCTTCTTCGCCTTATCAAGTATTTAAATCAGTTAAAGGAGGACAATTGTTGATATTGGATCCTATTAGCATCGACTGTCTCACTGTTGCTCACCACATGATCACTAAGAAATTTGTTTATGATGTTTGCTTAGGATTAATTCTAGACTCATCAAAAACACTACCTTTATCAGTGGAAGACAGAATCTTCTACTTTTTTACAAATACAATTTTGAGATTCTCAAATGATAAGTCATCATCGGACTTGGTTATGGATGTTCGTTATATTTTTATGGCGCTCAACTCTGTTAGGTCAAAATTGGTCAAGATGACAAGGAAGATCGTGAGCCCCTGCAGAAAAGTATTATCATTATATTTTTACAAAATGATCCATCAGGGACTTATAGAATGGCACAATTCACAAAGAGCAACCACAGTTTCGATGACAAACGAGGACTCAGAGGAACTTAAGACCAAAGCTCTATTTACTCGATTACTTGGGCCAGGTGTTAACACTGGTATTGATGAGGGTCTTATCGAATGTTATATTTACTCAGCTGTTTCAAAGGAGACAAGGAATAGGTACCATGCTATGGCAGCGGCATTTAACAAACTGACTGAATCATCTTCTAAGTATTACAATAATTATGAGACAGATGCTTCTTTGGTTCGTGGATTTTCTGAATCAGATCCTTTTAACTTGAAAGTGCTGACAGGAACAGGCTTAACTACATTTTCAGCTAAAGCATCTGACTATGTTGGGAAGATGCTGAGAGATAGTGTTCCTATTTCTAAAATTAAGAAGGATATCATCACTGGTAAATTGTCGGCATCAGTATCTGAATTTGCAACCAACAAATCTATGGTAAAAGATCGTCTATCCATGACTCTCAAAGAAGAATATGAAACATCACTGAAGAAAACAGTTAGGGTTAAGCGGTTAATAGATGGGGTGGTCACTTATGCAAAGGAAGAGAGATTGGTAATCAACTCAGTGCCCAAAACACATCGAACCGTTATGAAAGGTCGTGCTAAAGAGTATGAATGGCTTAACGGCTGCGCAGATTTAAAAGATGCTATTTGCGATATGAAAACAAAAGCAATAGTTAGAACAGTAGACTACGTTCATGATTCTAACAACACTTCTATCTCTTCTTTAATTTCGAATACTTTAACTGATTGGTTCCAATGTTATTTTACATTATTTCCTAAGAATCGGTGGGGAAGAGGTGGTAGAGAAATAGCTATTCAGGATTTCCAGACACGAATCAGTAATTTCTTCATAGAGAGGGTTGCTGAATCTATTTGTAAATGTTTAGAAGAAGAGACTATTACAAAATCAGCATCGAAGTACTTCACTCAGGAGCGGAAGACAAATGAATTCATCAACAGAAATTATGTTGTCGAGAAAAATGCCGATGAAGCAGAATATCGATATAAAGCTTTCTTCTTAAACCAAGATCACACTAGGTGGGGTCCATCGAGTAACGTATTGCAATTTATATTCCTTATGAGGCCTATTCTAGAAAGTATTGATGTTAAGATATTTCGTCTTGTTCTCTTTAATTCCCTTAGGATGATGGATAAGAGAATTGAACTCCCAAGAGAAATATTTAAATCGTGGTCTAGCACATTTGATGCATCCAAAGCGGATCCTTTCCAATTGTCGATTATAGAACAATTCAAAGCAACTGGAGAGGTAACATTTGGTCTTGTCATAGGTATGATGCAGGGAATTTGCAACCTTTCTTCCTCACTCAATGCTGTAGCACGTTGTAGAATAACCAGACGGTTGCTAGATAGATTACAGTTGAAGCACAATTTTGAAATCCAATCGACTAATTTAGTGGGTTCGGATGATAAAGAGACTATCGCATCAGCTAGGATTAATGCTAATTCTGTCAGATCTACTACGGACTTCAAATGCGATTTGATAAGAAACATCTTGATTTATGAGTGCGTTGATAATGCGTCCGCTCAACTGCTGAATATGGAAGTTTCCGATGCCAAGAGTGGTGGTAGTGTTAGAATTGGAGAGTACAATTCCAATTTCATAATGGATAGATCAACTGTCAGTCGTCGATACATAGAATATGGTTCTTTGTCTTTCAATTGTAAAGCTATCAGCTATGGTTCGGATGTTTCCTCTGGTTTCAATGGTATAGTGTCAATCTGTCAATCAGGTATTACGGAAGTCAACTGTTTATTATTCCAACTGACCTTAAAAGAACATATTGATAGTATTTACAATTTTGGGTCTGGCAAAACTAGAGATATTGAAGGTATATTCAAATGCAAACGAGAATTTATTCCAGTAGAATTAGGAGGGTTTCCTATTCTAACGTGTTTAGAGTTGATAACAGGATTCAAACATAACTCAATGTCGAAGGTAATTGAGAATGGGTCAATCGAGTCCAAACGATCATTGTATCGATTGATTTCTCCTAAGAATTCTATGCTATTAGATCTAGAAACTGATGATTATGCAGAAGAATTAACTTCATCTATTGGGTTAAACTATGTGGTTCGTATGAAGTCAAGAGTTGGTAACATAACCAATCATTTTGTTGACAAATATTCCTTGTCACATGATATAGTTAAAGAACGAATACTTTCGGAGCCCTGGCTACCATTTGTTGATCCAATCAGTCCTGATGATTTCAAATTGAAAATGGCTAACCGAATATTTTCATTCCAATCAAAAGTCGCCTTTTCGTATGAGAATGACATTTCCAACATGATAAGAATGGCCAGGATGTCTTCGTCAAAAGTGACTTATATTGGTCCGCATATGGAAAAATCTAAAATAGACCCTTCTCTACTAGAAGATTTTATAACGACTGTTAGGAAATTCACAGTAGAGTCGTTATCAAGTGATTACAATGAAGAAATAGAATTGTCGACTGCCGAACTGAACCGACTCTTGATGTCGAATGATTCATTTTGTATTTTAAAAGAATATTCGTCTGATCATATATTGGCTCGCCAGGATGGCATAACAATACAAAGGCAGATTAAATATCGCAGGTCAACTCGCAACGTCATCTTGTCTGTAAAGCCGGTTAATTCTCGTAATAAACTACTCAATGTGATTATCAATAAATGGTTCGACACTTCCAATGAAAGATCTAGAAATCTCATCATTAATGAAAATTATGCTGACAGAGATTTCCAAAAGATTCAGACGAGATATGATTTTGTGAAGGAGACAGTTTCTGAGACAGCAGTTTGCTTATTCGGATTCTCTAATCCAGAATCAAATAGAGCAGCTTTTAATACAATTGTGACTATATTACGATCTGCAGATAGAGGTAAATTGAAACTTCTTAGTAATGTTAATCGTAATTACATAGATGATGAGTTTTTACGCTTGTGGACTCAGCGCAACATGTTTGTCGGCAGAGAGTACGCTATAGTACGAAGAAACTGCAGTCACATGAGAGAAGATGCAACTCGTGAGAATTATACTAAGTCACTTGAGCAGCTTACTTCGTCTATAGCTAGTGGATTAATTTACATTCAACATTCATCGACCTCAAAGGACCAAATGTATTCACTTGGTAAGGATTTCCTCAACAACTTCTCTTCTTCTATACTTTCGACTTTGCCATTATCATTGACGAAAACTCAGACATATTGTTCGTCATTATCAGAAGCATTGATTAAAATACCACCATCAGTGTTTATGAGTCTGAATATACCCGAAAAATTACAAAAATCCCTTGTTTGTGCGGCAAATGTCATTTCAATAGATTTAGGCAGCGATTATGAAAGTGAATACCAGGCCTATCATTATGCTATCTCAGTTTGGTACGTTAAGGAACAGAATAAAATAAGAGGGGCATATGATGTGACTTCTGACTGTTCTGTTGGAGTTACTTACAAATCTGACAAGCATCTCATGGTCACATCCAAAAATGGAATCAAGACAGTAAGGCTAGATAGAAATGATTGGGGCACTATTCCCGACTTAACCATCCCATTGAAAGTAATAATCAATAATACTTTCAACGATGATATATGTAAAAACACGAAAGAATGTCTAGATAAGCCCATTCCAGATCAATTCTTTACTAAGTTAGAAAAGAAGCCTGAAACTTCTATAATAATGGTTTATGAAGAAGGCAATAGGCTCTATGCTTGCGATTCTAAGTACATAAGTTTAGGTAAACGTGTATTAAAAGATTGTGTAGTATCCCTAGGTAGGGTTGCCACCTCCAACACAATTAAGTTTAGTCAGTCCTTTAGTGGGTTGGTTGAAAGTGAAAACACATTTAGTCTAGGTAGGATGGTGGGTGATAGGTTTGTCTCTGTCTACGATGTTAGTTCTCAATTATTTGATCCTGCCTCATTACTTTATGACGGACCTCGTAATATAGGTATACTAGGAGAGATTGAAACTGTTTTTTCGGAATCAGAGACCCAAGTTAAGCTGGATGAACTTCAATTAAATATCCCTATCTTGGCTTCTAAACTGAATCTTTCCCCGGAGTTTTCTCCATATACTATAGTTCCTGATAATTGGGAAGAAGAGCAATCAGATGGCACTGAATCAGTCCATGGCGAAATTAAAATGGAGTCTGAAGATGGTGATTCCGATTTCGATTTTGACGATTTTAACATGAACATAGAGGGTTCTTCTTCTCTCATTGAAAATTACGCTGTTGGCGAGTCTGATGATTTCTATGATGTCACAAGTATTGTATTAGGCAAGTCGGCACATAACTCTAAAGGCAAAATTAGGTTTACCGAAGCATATGTTAATATTGTCAGAAGAATCATGTCAAATTACCAATTAAAAAATAAGATCCTGGAATTTTTGGATAGACTGCCATCTTGGTCGCAAAATTACTACATGTTCTACTTGGCTGAGAATTGCAAGGCATTATTGAATAACGACATGCTACTAGAAACTTATAAGACTTCAAGGAAATCTCAGCTAGTCCTTAATTCTTGTCTGTGTCATCTTATGACTGGTAGGATGACATTCCCTAATGAGTCTGGAGAATCGTTAACCAAGATGCATATAGAGAACATAAAAATATTTACGTCAAAAAACATAGGTATACATAGCAATACATTTGAGAGGTTCTTTGGTTCTGGTAGAGATCAAACCGTGGAGTACTTCTTGAAACCTAGAACAGGTCATTTTAGGAAGGACTATTTTTCATCTGAAACAGTCGATGATGACATGTTGTTTTGACTAACAACTCTTCTCTATATTACATTAATCATAACAAGATAATAAAACTTAATAGCTAC